GCCTGAGATGTTAGTTTGGGGATTGTTGCACATGATTGAAATACTTTTGAAGTTTGCCAATTTACAGCCAAATGATTTAGTTGAAATCATGGATAAGTTTGTTGAAAGCATAACTAATGGGAACGGAGATAAAGATTATGACTAAACCTAAAAGCCAAGTGTCTTTTACTAAAGCAAGAAAAGTAATAAAGCCAGTTGAATTAAAAATACCAACACCTAAAGATATTGATGATGCACCTTGCCAAACAGTTGACCCTGAAATCTTTTTTCCTGATCCAACTGATAATGCTGGCATCACAAAAGCCAAAACTCTTTGTGGTAATTGTAATCAAGAAGTTAAAACTAAATGTTTATCTTTTGCATTAACTAATAGAGTTCATTACGGAGTTTGGGGTGGACTAACTTCTGATGAAAGACAAACCCTACTTCGCAAACAGTATAGGAGTAAAAATGAGATGTAAAAAATGTGGCGCACAAATTGATTACTCAGGAAGTAATGACGGCATTTATTGGTCTTGCCAAGATTGCGGTATTGATACAGAACAGGAGATTGATTAATGAACTTACCTTACGCAAAAAATCAAGTTGTGATTGAAGTTAGTGGTGGTGTAGCAGAAGTAATGCGTTGTCCTGACGGAATTGAGGTTTTAATTATTGATCACGATAACGAAATCAATGGTGGTTATGGTTCAGAAAAATGGAAACTATTATTTGGGGGGAATTAATTAATGGTTAATACTTTTATTCCTTATCCTGATTTTGTTAAATCTGCTAAGGCTCTTGATTACAGGAGATTAGGTAAGCAACGAGTTGAAGCATGGCAAATACTTCGAGCCATAATGGGAATTAGTAAGGGCTGGCGTAATCACCCTGCATCAAACATGTGGCGTGGGCATGAGAGGGCTTTGTGCGAATACGGAATTGCAATCTGCCAAGAGTGGATAGATCGTGGCTACAAAGATACTTTGTTGCCTAGTTTTGTGGCTATGCACTCAACCTTCCCTGATACTGGATTGCCGTTTTGGTTTGGTAATTCAGAATTGCATCAATCGCATCAATCTAATCTAAAACGCAAAGATGCTATTTATTATCAATTTAATGTGCCGACAGATTTACCTTATTTGTGGGCTGATACAAAAACTAAAACTACAAAGTGGGGAACTAAACCTAATGAAACTAAACAGAAAGTTGTTAAATAAACATGAGCGATTGGCTAACAAATACAGATATAGCGGAATTAACAGGGTTGAAAGTAGAAACTCTGCACAGTTATCTAAGTCGCAACACCCTTCCCAAACCCGACAAATACATGGGGAGAACTCCAGTTTGGAAAACAGAAACGATCAAACAATGGGCATCAGACCGAGAAGTGGAGATTAACTAATGGCATACATGAACATCTATCTTGAATTAAATGATGATCACGAAGGCGATAATGCACCAGCCTTTGCTCACAGTTTAATAAATTACACGATTGATGATTTAGTAATTAAAGATCAAATTAAAAACTACGAATGGGAGATAGTAGAATGAATAAAGATCAAGCAATTAAAGAGTTAGTTGAACTTCAACACACTTGGCGTGAAAGGCAAATTAGTGCTGAACAAGACGGAACTTCTGATTTTTTAATGTTAGACGGCGCAATATCAGGAATAGATATTGCGATTGATATTGTAAAGGAGATCAATTAATGGGTTTAGATATGTATTTGTATGCAGAAAAATATATGGGTGGTAATACTGACCACCCTGAGTTGTATGCAGAGATTAAAAATCTTGCTGGATTAAAAGATTTACCAACTCCTGATTTTTCTAATGTAGTTGTTAAATCAATGGTTGGTTATTGGCGCAAAGCCAACGCTATTCATGGCTGGATTGTTGATAAGTGTGGCAAGGGCGTTGATGAGTGCCAAACAATTTATTTAAGTGATGAGGATTTATTAAATCTAAGAAACGATTGCATCAAGGCTTTGGCAAATCCTAATCGTGAATACCAAATTGAAAACAATAAAGTGTTTTATCAATTATGTGATTACCTAAATAAATTAGAGCAACCAATCACAGTTGAAAATTATGAGAACCCACTTCAACCAGTTGAAGGTTTTTTCTTTGGTGGTAATGAATTGAGCGATTATTATTTTTATCAACTGGAATATACGATTGATCTAATTACTTCCCTATTAGAGAGCGATCAAGAATTGAACTTTACTTATCAAGCCAGTTGGTAGGAACTAACTTTATTTAATTCCAGAAAAGTTAGTTCACGCTCAATTCCAGATCAACTAACTTATCTGGTGTTCCACCAAGTTAGTTCCCAAGCGCATAAGCCAAGTTGCCTACTCCGTATGTAATCCAAATCACCCTCAGCCCTCATGGGGCTGGGGGTTATTTTTTGATTAAGAACCTACTGACCAGTAGTATTACTCGCCAGTAGAAGGGTCATTACTCGCCAGTAGAACAGGGGAACTTATGGCGTATGTAATCAAGCGCAACGGCAGATTTACTGGCTATTACAGGCTAGGCAATAGGCGGTTGTCGGCTGGCACATGGGCTAATGAAACCGAAGCCATGTATCACGCCATACAATCGGAGAAGCATGGCTCTATTGCCCCTTCAAAGGCTAATTTGAGGGTAGGCGATTTTATAGATCAATGGCTGGCGGTGTCTGACCTCATGCCGATCACCAAGAAGGGCTATAAGTCGGTTCTAACTCGATTTGTAATTCCAGTTATAGGAGATCGAGAACTAACTTCCCTGAAGCCTTCAGACTTAGTTAAGTTAATTGATGATCTCAAACTAGGTGGCGTTAAACCCGCAACGCTAAATCAAGTTAAAGCCTCTCTTGGCTCTATGTTTTCAAAGTTAGTTAGTTCAGGTCAGTTAGAGAGTAATCCCACGCATGGAATTAAGATCAAGGTCAATCATGCCGATATATCTAATCTCCTAGCCCCTGATGATTTCAAGGAGATCGTGAAGCATTTACCGACACAAGGAACAAAATTATTCGCCCAATTTCTAGTAGCAAGTGGGTGTCGCTATGGTGAAGCAACGGAAGTAAGAGCAAAAGACATTAATTTCAAAACTGGCGAAATCTTTATTCAAAGGCGAGTTAGTGATCTAGGTAAGCAATACAACAATGGCGAGAGATTTCTAGTAGTAGATGCCACGAAGTCAGGGCATAAGAGAAGCCTAGTGATAGGAAAAGCCCTATTACAGCAACTAAAAGCGTATGTCCTAGCAAAAGGCATAGCAAAAGATGACTTGATGTTCCCAAGAACAATACTGCTGACCCCAAGTAAAATAGAAGGTTCACGAAGCGCAAAGCCCTCTCGACCATTCGAGAAAGGCGGAAAACAGTTCCAGCATGGAACTCTTTACTCCTATACACATGGGGGTTGCAGATGCGAAGGGTGTAGGCAAGCAGTAGCAAACTACCGCAAAGCCAAAGCCCAAGCAGAAGCACTAGCAAAAGCAGAGCAGGTAAGAAGCCGAAGCCGTAAGGCAAAGCAGAAGCATCAGCAGAAGCAAGAGCAAGGGAGTTTCATCAACAATATGAGCCACATGCCTCGTGATGTATGGAGAACAACATGGAACAAAGCAATAGCCAAGTCCGCAATCGGCTGGTTTCCAAGAACTCACGATTTACGACATGCAAACGCTACGCAGTTGTTAAAGAACGGCGTAGATTTACATGAAGTAAAAGAGCGACTAGGACATCAATCGATCAAGACGACAGAGCGGTATTTACACCGCCTTCGTTCACACCAGTCAAAGGCATCTGAAAGTGCCAACGACTATTTGGAGTGATGATGAAAACAAACGCAAGAATAAGAGCCGAGCAGATGCCAAAGGCAATAGTCAAAGCATCAGCAAAAGCCAAAGCAAGAGTAAAGGCACTAATACTTGGTGGGTCGATCTCGACCTTAGCCGTAGCATTTGGGGTAGCAACTACAACTGATGCAATAGCACCAACTAGAGCCGAAGCACTAATAGTGCAAGAAACAAAGACCGAAGCAACTTTGAAAAAATATGAGAACGCTCATAAATTGACCGATACTGAATTGGTCGAGTTGCTTCGTGCCGTAGGCTTCACAGGTGAGAACCTGAAAGAAGCATGGGCAGTTGCTAAGAAAGAAAGTAATGGGCGACCTCTCGCTCACAATGGAAACACAAACACAGGCGACAACTCTTGGGGCATATTTCAAATAAATATGATCGGAGAGTTAGGTGAAGATCGTAGAAAGAGGTTTGGTTTAGAAACTAATGCCGAACTGCTCGATCCTGTGGTTAATGCAAGTATCGCCCACTACATGAGTAGAGGCGGTAAGGACTGGAGTTCTTGGCATGGAATTACACCAAAGACTAAACAGTTAATGGAACAGTTCCCTATCAAGAAGCCAAAGCAATAGCAGAAGCCATAGCAAAAGCATAAGCAGGGAAAGCAATAGGAGAAGCAATAGGAGAAGCCCCATCAGAGATGATGGGGCTATCTCAGAACTAACTCCCCTGGCAGCCAGGAGAAGTTAGTTAGTTAGGGGTAATCATGGGAGAACACTCATTTGTAGATCGGTATATGGAATTGGACAAGGGATACTTAAAACATAAACAAGAACAATATAAAGATTATAAACAACCTAACCTGCTTTATACAGAAGAATTGTTTTGGGATAAGTTAGTTCATTTAGGTTGGAGAAAAGATCACACAACAACAGAGTGTTTAGTATTGGTTTGCTCTGCTTGTGAATTATCAATAACAAAAGTTGTTCTTAAAAATACCTCTGATGTCAGAGGATTATTAAGTGTAGACGAAAGAAAGCACCATCACCAAAGGTACTATTGCAAAGCAACAGCAAAAGCAAAGCAATAGCAAAGCAATAGCAAAAGCAAAGCAATAGCAAAAGATTAGTAGTTATTTTTTAAATCTTCTAAAAATAAATCATGAGAAATAGTTTTTTGTATATTTTGTGTAGTTATTAAATTTGTATGTGTTTTATTAAAATACTGTAATTCTCTTTTATACTTTTTAAGTAACTGT